GCTACGCATAGCAAAAATCAAGCCTGTAGGACCAGTCATTGGTTGAACGCCGCAAATATCATAAGCAATTAGCTTAGGAGCCATTCTGCGAACTAAGTTAATTAGGACTGGATCCCAATTTTGAATATTGCCAGTAGTGGATGAAGCGGCTTCAGATAAGAACTTTTCTTGGTTTTCCAGAAGCTGGGCTGTAACTCTTGCGCGATAAGTATCGGTAATTTTAGCAACCTTATCATTCTCTAAAAGAGGCTGCCATTTTTCTACTAATTGTGTAATCATTATTATCTCCTTTTTATTTTACAATCTTTCAAGATAGGCTTTCATATTATGCGAGCTTGTCTCATTGATGACCGTTTTTGCAGTTGTCTTTTCTTCCGAAGCCAACTTTTTAAGAGGATTGGACGCATCTTTGATATACTTAAACTCTTCAGCCATTAAATTAACACCTTCTTCATACTCTTCAAGATTTTCAAAATTGGCTTTTTCCACCAATCTTTCCAATCTTTCTTTTTGAGTATAAGCCATTCCTTCTGTAATTTTGTTGAAAATTGCTTTACGATTTTCGTTTTCGACATAATTAGAATATTCAGAAATTTGGCGTTTTAAGGTTCTATGATCTTCAAACAACTCATTAAAAGATTTCTTGCTTTCTTCAACTTGTTTTTGTAAATTTTGTTGGGCAGGCGCTGAATCAAGTTGGAAGAAATTGGTTTCAAAAGATTCGCGGATATTCTTTAGAACTTTAGCCATTCTAGCATATTCCGCAGTTTCAACCATTTGCGCTTTGTTATCTTTTACAAATTTTTCTACAACATATTCGCAATAGTCTTCAACCTTTTGTGTCATTTCTTCGACGACATATTCAGAATAAGCATTGGCTTTATCAGTCACTTCTTGAATTTGCTCGTTAGCATAGGCTTCATATTCTTCGGCTTTAGCAACAAGTTCTTCTTTATATTCTTCTGCTTTTTCTTTAATATATTGCGTTTCTTCTTCAACTCTTTGAGCGACTGCTGCCTCAATGCTCGCGGTGAGTTTAGTGATAAACTCCTCAGAGATTTCGACCCCCGGTAAGAGGTTTGATAATGTCTCTTTTATATTCATAGACAGTGACTCCTTCTTTCGTTTTTGTCATTCGGGCAATAAACGCCCACACTTATACATCCATTATTATTCACTTTATTCATTCCTTTTAGGCTGCCTATGAAGCATCAATAAAAAGGATTGCTCACGTTAATTGTTATATTTATATTTTAAAAATTTTACTATTATATTTTTAAACCGGCAGCAGCATATCTTTCTTTTCTTGCTCTTTTCTCTTCTTCAGAATCAGGCTGACTTTCTCTCGCTTTATCTGCTTTTTCTTTAGCAAGTCTAGATTGAACAGCAGCATTTCTTTCTTTTTGTCTTTCTCTCGCTAACGGGCTTCTTTTCAGCCCGCTATCTTGACGGTCGTCGTAAGTAAATTTTTCATCTAAAAATTCTTCAAATGTTAAAATTGCCATGTTATTTTCCTTTTATAGTATTTAAAATGTTTTCAAAAACGACTAATAGTTTTAATTCATCAATTTTTCCGTGTTTAACAGATTGATCAATTTCTTGTTTGGCTTTCTCATAAATCTTACCATCACCAGCAAAAGCCCATTCCTTGCCTTCCATTACTGCATCAACCCAGCAATTAGGACCGCTAGGATCAGCAACAATGTCTGCTGGAGTTACCAAATAATAATCTTCGCAGACAATATTAACTCCATTTTCTTCTTTCAGAGAACCTAATCCACGAGAAGACACGCCAAACTTAATCCCTTCGTCCATTAGATTTTTTACAATCTTACCGAGTGGCGTATCAATCACTTTTGCTTTTCCGATCCAGTTATTTCCTTCCCTGGTTAGCATGACGATTTTATGGCTAACTCTATCCAAGTTAATCGTTGGATTGTCGGGATGCCCCAACTCACCTACTCCCTGGTTATCCCCAATCTTTTCCTTGATATATCTTGCCGCTTCCCTCTCCATAATCTTACTTGGATACATACGACGATTATGGTTTTTTATTTCGGCTTGTAAGAACGGGCCATTGATCCAGTATTGCTTTACTTTATTTTCGTTCAACAGAGTTTCTTCAATAATACAATCGAATAATTCTGTTACGTTTCTTTCTATTAAGAGTTTCATAAGGGTTCTCTTTTAACGACCCAGTTTTGCTTTTGCAGCAGATTTCGACATCAGATTATGCTGCTTGATAAAATCTTTTGTTGCAGAAGCATGAGAAGTCATCTTTAAACGCATAGAACGTGATAATTTCTTTAGATGAGCCATCATTCTCTTTCTTAAAGCCATCTTTTGTTGAGCGGTAAGAATAGTCTTACAATCTGGACCAGTTCTTCCTGGAGGGCATACCTTATCAGTAGATTGGAGAGATTTATGCGCCGCTTGATTCCAATGCGCTGTCTTAATCACTAAAAATTCTTGCAAAGCAATTTTGTCAAAAATAGTTGAGAACTTCAATGACTCATTTTTACTTTCATCATCTTCATCGTCCGCATCGTCATCATCTTCATCGTCCGCATCGTCATCATCCGCATCATCATCTTCATCGTCGACTTTCTTATCATAAGATTCATTAAATTGATCTAAATCTTCAAAATATATATCAATATCCGAAGGCAACGATATATTTTCTAAATCAAGATAAACGGCCACTTCGTACACCGCTTTATTACCTTGATATTCTAAATCGGTACCACCAGTATTATTATCAAGATCAATAACAGGATCAGCAATCTCATAATAGTCAATGCCATCAATTTTATCTAGTTGTTCAGTAAAATGTTTAATAGCATCAGCATCATTAAATTTGACATCCATCACACCCAAATTATATGCCATATCATTTCCGCCGTATGATAAAGCAGTAGATGATAATTGATTTACAAGTTGAGATTCAATATCTTGTTCAGTAATCATTTCAGAAATAATATGAATCTTTTGAATATTTAAACTTTCTGATAATTTATTGTTAATAAGTGTTTTAAAAGTGCTAACATCATCACGCTCTAAACATTCAGCCACTTTTGTTTTAAAACTAATTTTTCGTGCCATTGTAAAAACTCCTTATAATTGTATCATTGAGCCGGTTCTTCATCAGGTGTTGGCTCTTCTGGTGGTTCTTCCGCGTTTATGTTATCTGCTGTTTTGATTGGAAAAGCATCTCCGGTATCTACTGGTTGAAGAAATTCTTTTTCCTTATCAGATTCATCCAATAAATCTTGGGCTTCATCTTCTCCCATTCTCATAACATTCTTCATAACCCAAGCGCGAGTAAAATATTTACCAACAAATGGGTCTACCGCTGCCATTGATTCGAGTTTTGAATTAAGAACTTCGGCTTCTTTCCATTGAACAAAATTATTATCCTCAGTGAAAACCCAATATATATATTTTTTAATATCTTCCCAATCGGAATCAACAATGATGTTCTTTAAAACGAGTTGAGTTTTTAAAATATCTTCTAACACCAAAACAAAACGATTTCTTAATCTATCTAAGAACTTTTTAAAACGATATTCATCTCTTGAAATTTCTGGAGAACGTCCAAATGTAAATGGCGAAGTTTCATCTTTAAACCTACCAGATGGTATGTTAGAAGCCTCAAGAAACTTCTTACGAAATAAATCAACATCGTCGATTGTGCCCAAATTGGTAGCACCAGGTAACGTCTGAATTTCAGTTCCTTTTCCGTCATCGCGTCTTGGCAGCCAATAATCTTCAACCATAGACATTACATTTTTTCTATCAACGATTGTTCCTGTTTTAGAATCATAAATCAATTTATTTTTAAATTTATTCATCAATTCTTTGATATATTGCTCGGCTTTAGGCTTACTTAAAGATCCCACATTGATATAAAACGCTCTTCTCTCTGGACTTCTTACCACTCTATAGACTAAAAGCGCCTCTTCCATCATTTTCATGTTGTTATAAGGAACTATCATTTTCCAAAGATAACTCAAAACATTTTTGCCACTTAAATCATAAATTCCTGAATCTGAATAAGCAATGGCATCCTTATTGATGATCATGACACGCGAGAGTTTTGTAGAAGAAAATACATTGGAAATTTCAGAAAATACATAATAAGTTTTAATTAGGTTTAAATCATAAACACCTTGCTGATTAGGTTGGGGATACTCAACTACTTTTTTAATCTTTAATGGATCAATATAGATTATCTTTTGAATTCCATCTTTAAGTTTTTCTTTATTAACAATTTTATGAAGAAATAATCTTCCATCAATATACCATTTATCAAACAGTTCAAGTCCTTTATTTTGAAAATCTAATAGAGCATAAATGTTATCATATTCAATTTTTATCTTATCCATCACCGGTTTGCTAATGGGTTTTTCATTATCTTCAAATTTAAACTCTAAATCGATTGCCTTTTTACCAAATTCATTAAAAACAAAAATTTCGTTGCGAATCTCTGTTAAAACTCGATCAACATCGCTTGTTAATGAGAGCGTTCTATATGTTTTAATGAGCTCAACTTCATCTGTCGGCACTTGAAACATATCAAGAGACAAGCCAATAACACCACCGGCAGCAGAAGATAGCACCTCAGAGGCACCATCTTCATGGTCGATGTCAAAAGATTCTAAAGAACCTTTAGGCTTATTAGGTTTTAAATTTAACCCAAATGTTCTATATATTTCTTCAAAAAGTGTGTTCACGCATTATTTAATCCGAGTGTCTACAATCTCACCTGGTATAGGAGTAGCCTGATCCGTGGCGTATGAAGTCCAATAACCAACAACAAAATTAACTGTAAATTCTTCCACAGTATTATTATTATCATAAGCCAAAGGAATATCGCTTATAGAAGTTGGAAAAAGCCCCGCAACTTTATATTTTGCAACAACATGTTCATGTCTATCTAATTGCCATACGACGGCTTCACTCATCCACCCAGATTCGTCGTATGTATTACTTTCCTCATTTTTATCAAGATTGTGGAAATTTTCTAAAATTTGGCTTGACCATTTTTCAAACCACGTTCTTAGTTTCCAATCTTTAGTGTTATATATTACTACTGACCAATCGTCAAATGTTCTATCACCAGGAACTTTAATTTCACGCCCCATATAGTTAAGAACACAAGATCCCAATGTGCTGGCTGGAATACTGGTTGAGCGACATAAAAATTTCAAATTAGTGGGAACACCAATTCCAACTGTTTTAGGTTGAGTAATTAAATCCACCATATAACGGTTAGGTCTAGCACCACCATCAAACGACGCTAAAAAACTATTTACATCAGAAAATGCCATTGTAATCTCCTTCTTAATATTGTCTTATTTATTATTATCAATCCTCATTATGAATTTAATTTATTTATATTTCATAATGAGGAGATATAAACCCTTAAACCGCCCCAACTACTTCTGAAAACTCAACTCCAGCCCCTACAGCAATGAAGTTCAGTGTAATATAGTTGATAGAGCGAGCTGGCTTGATGTAAATACTCGCCACAAATTCTGCGCGGTCGATAACATCAGGAGTGTTATTAGTCTCGTCGCAAACCACCTTGTAATCATAGATGCCACGACGTGCATGAATTGAGCGTAGATAAGGTTCGATCGTACCTACAAATCGAGTACGAGTAAACATATCATTGAACTCAAACAACTGGTTCTTTGCAGATTCAGAAATCGTTTGTTCAAGAGCAATAAACAATCTACGAACGTTAATAAAGCTGAAGGCGCTGTCTTTAGTTTGCAGAGTACGATCACCATAAAGGAAAGTTCCTTGTCCAGTAAAAGTCACAACGCTGTTAATATTTGCCTTATAAAGTTCATCTCTGCTTAATTGATTAGGATTAAACGCAAGTGACATTACATTCTTTAACTTGCCACGAGTGCTACCAGCAGGAGACCACCAAGAATCATATTTTGTTTCAGTTTGAGCGCAAATACCAGCAATATCAGCATTTAAAGGAATCCAACGCGCTTTATTATTGAAATTATCGAATTGGAGTTTCCACCCGGTATCTGCTACGGCAAAACTGGTATCTCTATTCACTGAAGCAGTAACAAAAGACTTAACAAGACGGGTGGCATTGGCTTGAGTTTGTCCTAAAACATCCATTAAGCGAGGGCTAAAGAACACCATACAATCGCGTCTAACTTCACAGATATTATCAATAATATGGCGAACCACCGTAGCAGTTGAAGCATCACTGCCGCCATTACCAACATAAAGCAATCCAACATTAACGGCTTCAGCATTTTTAAACAGATTCCATCCATTGATGAAATTAGAAATAGTTGCTAAAGAACCATCACTTCCGCCGCCTAATGTCTTTTCATAAGGCTCTTTTAAGCTATAGTAAGTGCGAGGTTTGCCATCTGTTCTGAAAGTAGGAAGTCCCCAGTTGGTATCGGCTTCATCATTAGCAGTCACAACGGCAGTGGCAGTTGCGCCAGATCCACCTGGAGTCACAGTGACCAGAGGATTGCCATAATCTGTTCCACCATTAGTCACAATATAACCAATAATCTCGCCTTCTTCATTGGTATTCAATTCGCCTAAAACAGCAGTAGCAGTCGCGCCAGTGCCTCTCGGAGCAAAAGCGACGGTAGGAGCAGTCTCATAACCCGAACCACCAGCAGTAATAGTAACAGACATAATCTTGCCCAGATTAGAGTCTTCACCAATGACAGCAGTACCAGCAGCGCCAGTTCCAGTTGCGCTTGTAAAAGTGACATTTGCATTGCCATAATCATGACCTGTGTTAGTCATGGTGACTGAAGCAACGGCTTTACCTACAGTGATGTCAAATGTGGCATTTGTTCCAGTTCCACCCGTTGAGGTGACTCCTGTAGCAGTTGCGGCATATCCAGTTCCGTGTGAAACAGTCCCAGTATCAATTGGTCCTGTTCCGCTGCCGCCTGTAATAGCGGTAACTGTAAAGGTCGAAGTTCCAGCACCAATCGTTAGAACATCACCCACTGTATAACCTGTTCCAGCAGCATTCAGTGTAACGGTTTTGGTGGTGCCTGTAGCAGCAAGAACGGCAGTACCGGCGGCACCTGCGCCTTGGTCAGTAATTGTTACATTAGCGGTATAATAAGCAGCGCCGCGAGTTAAAGGTTCGATCGCAGTAATAACACCAGCCTCAACGGTAGGAGTGGCAGAAGCACCAGAACCTGAATCAGTGATTTTAACAAAAACAGGAGTAGTATAACCATTACCAGCATTGACAATTCTCAATCCTGTAATAACGCCCAATGTGCTCTTAGTGGCTTGAATGACAGCGCCAGTTCCTGATCCTACGATTGGAGATTCTGAATCGGGATCATAGTCATAAACGGTGACAATAGGCTTGCCGTAGTTAGTTCCACCATCGCCTAAAGTGACTGAAGAAATATAACTGTCAAGATCCAGAACTGTTGAACCAACAAGTGGGCTCATATAAAAAAGATACTGGGATTTTGAGTTAATAACATTGCCATAAAAATTAGGCTGGTTGTTAATATCCTTAGCATCATAAGCCTTACTTAGATAAGAGTATTTCTCAAGAACTTGCCCAGGAATACCATTAAAACGACCTCTTTCATCAACTACCACAACATGAACTTCATCATTGGCGGCTAAACGATCTCGGCTATACTTGCTGGTACCGGGCTTTTGAAAGGCAAAGAATGCTTTATATTCCCAATCATCAAAAGTATTAGCATCTGCCATTGAAACGCGCAAGGAATTACCTAAAGCGCCAGGATAACGAGCAATGAAAAGATCAGTTCCGCCTTCGCCTACGTTAATCAGATAATTGAGATGGGATTGATTTTTTACCAGGCGCCCAGTTCCATCTACTGAAGCATTGCGCGCATTATTATTACAAACTCGGACAAGACGAAGATTATTAGAGTAGGCTAAGAAATTGTTGGCTGAAAACCAATCAATGAAATTGGTATCATTGGGTCTACCAAACATTTTTTGAAGCTGAGTCGAACTACTAATTTGAACGGATTCTTCAACTGGTCCCCAAACGAATTGACCAACGGTGCCGGCGCCGGCATCGGCGTCAGCACGGATAAATTCTGATTGATCGATTTCACGAACTTGTACACCAGGACTTAATAAACTATTAAACTGCATAGTATTCTCCTTTTTTAATTGATTATGGAGGATTGACCTCATTCTATATTCAAACAGATAAAAATTTTTCACTAAAGTTTGAATTTAAACATCACTATTATTTTTTTATATTTATTAAAAAAATATTTTACATTGTTTCATAATCTTCTGTTCCGTCTGAAAAGAATCCAAATGCTATAGATCTTTCTTCGTCGCGCTTTTCATTGATTTCTTTCATCATATCATAAATACCTGGTTTAGAAAGATCCTCAAAAAAAGTTTGACTGGTGAGCCACCCGAAATGAACCAATGTCATGGCAATATCATCAGTTCTTCCTTTTTCAGATTCATAAGATGTTTTTGTTTTAACAAACCACGACATCTCTTGAATCGTTGTCCAATCATTAAGAATCAGCATATTCTCTTCTAAAATGGCTTTTAATGCTGAACACCCTATCATTTTAGATTTCTTGTCCATTCTAACACCCAACCCATGAGTTGAATATTCAATGAATTTCTCTACACCTTTAAACATTTTAGATGAAATAGTATTTTCATATTCATATTCATAAAAAAGAGTATCTGCCACAATTTTGCCGACAGAGTTGTTTTCAACCTGAATATAGGCTTGATTATATTTAATAGCAATTTCAACAAGAGTTGAAGTAAGCAACCATGGACTTAGATCATTTCTTCTATAAACATAGACTTGGCGATAAGGCTTTTCTGTTATGTCAATGATGTTAATAACTGAATAATCTCTTCCTGCCCCCTCTCCAACATCTACAAAACAAACATAGATATGATCGGATTTAGGTTTTTCATAAAGATTATTATATTCGTCTGAAAAGATTGGTTCTATAAATGCTAGTCTTTCTAAACATTCTCCAGAGATAAGTGTATTACTTGATCCTAAAAACTCCACTTCATGTTCTTGGCGAAACTGTTTTTCAGAGGTGTTACGAATAGTCTCTCTTTTCCAGTTTTCATCTCTAAGAGGATGATTTCTCCAAGTAAATTTTAATGGGACAAAATCATTCTTTTTATTAACAGCATCAGTGTACAATTTATAAAACAGATTCATTCCATTTGGAGTAGATGTTATAATTATTTTAGTTTGAGTTCCAGAAGTGATAACTGGATAAGTTGAAGTGAAAAACTCTACATCGTTCTGGACGAAACCGGAACTCATCTGCATAAAGGCAAGAAATTGAATAACCACGAATGCTTGAATTGGTAGTAGGACCAGCAAAGATTTTTGATCCATTTGAAAACTCTATGCTTCCTTTATTCCATTCAATCACACCAGGCTTGAGCCACCACGGCAAAAGCTCGTACATCATTTTTAATCGCCCTAAAATCTCTCTACTCTTTGATGCATTGTTAGCCAAAATGGCAATAAAATAATCATTATTAAAAATGGCTTGGTAGAGGAGAAAAGCGCAAACGGTGATCGTATTGTGTGAAAGAATGCCATTAGACCAATAAAGATGTGACTCGGATAATACTTCAGGATCAAACATTTCTTCTTCTTTTTCAAGATTTACTACTGAAATGACTAAATCTGTTCCGATTCTTTGTTTTAACTTGGGACTGATAAGGTATTAAATCTTTAATAAAACATTGATTCCCATTCTCTTGAATAACAATATGATTATCAGCACCTTCAAACCAAAGACCGGATTCAGTTTCAAATCTCCATACTTGATATGGGACTGTTTTATGAATAGAGACCAAAGGTTTCCATCCGTTTTCAGTTTCTATTTCCCAGTCATCTAAATCAATCGAATCAGTAAATTTTCTTGTTATACCATCAGATAATTGATACATTTTTGTATAGTCTCATTTGGATTAGTTTTAAACTCTTGTTCCCATATTGTCAGCACTTCATATCCATGTTGAATTGCCCATTCTTTTTTAATTTCATCTTTTTTCCAAATAGTTTCGGAAGTCATTTTCATCATAGAATTAAAATCATCTTTTTTATACTTTAAAGGGTTGGCGTGCCAATAATCACCATTTATTTCAATAATTTTATTGTTATAAAAAACATCATAAACAAACCATTTTGTTCCATTTCTTACTTGAAATTGGTGTTGTATTTCTGGGATTGAAATCCTTATTTTTTCAACAATTTCTTTTTCCAAATCTGAAATCATTCCTTTTTTCCAAATTTTTTTCTTATTTATTTCTGATTTCTCTTCATCACTTTTAGAATTTAATGTATTCAGCCACTTTTCAGTTTTTGCTTTCCAGCGTATCTCTCCTTCTTCTTCACCATACTTGGATTGAAACCAATCTAAATCTCTGGTTTGTGCTTTTCTATACTCCCCTTCAGTTTCATAGTGTTCTCGACAAAAAGCGTTCTTTTCTTTAGCAACTGGATTATTTTTGATTCTTTCTGATTGCTCTTTTTTAAAATTTTCATGCCACTCTTCATCATATCCATGAATAAAATTTTTACTATGCTTTGAAAATTTACCGTTATGCTGATAAGCGGGATTGTTTTCTCCTTGAACTCTTTCCTTCTTTTTACCACAAACAACTTCTGCGTTATATTTAGTCTTATAATTGGAGCAGTCCATTTTATGAATTTGATTGATATGTCCAGTTAGTTCAATCGCTTTATATCCACAAATAGCGCATTCAACATAATCATAATCTTTAATAAGCATATCAAATTGATTCTGCTTTTCATTTTTTTGTTGTTGTTTTCTTAGTCTGGTTTCTTTCTTTTGAATCACTCGTTTTTCATAGCTTTTACACATACCGCTGCAAAATTCTTTTTTATCAATCATCTTTTGATGACAAGTTTTGCAATAAAAATAATCATAATCATTGACAATGATATACATTCTTTTTGAAACAGAAGTCTTTTCAGGAAGAAAATTAGTCTCTTTAACAATTAAATCTCTAAATGGGCGAATTTCATTATTATTTGAAATATTGTATGGACTATATTTTTCAATCGCTTTTTGACATATCTCTTTCAATTCGTCTTTGCTGATAGAATTCACCAATAGATTGTTCATATACATCTCCAGTTTTTTTGTTTCGGACATGTATATTTATATCTTTTGAACCGGCACTTTCCGAAGTTGGCGCCCGCAAATTACATATAGAGAAGCGGTTTTCTTTAAATACTTGAAGCATCTCTTTTTGAAATTCATAAGGCTCAAAAAGCACTTTACCTTTGTCGAGCGATATGATATAGACATAGTTAGATAAAAAATAATTGATGTCTTTAAAGCATTTTGTTACCTCGGCTACCTGTTCGGGAGTATATTCCAGATTGACGCCCTTGCGTTTTAAATCCTCATTTCCCTGATAGTATGTTTTCAAATTTTCATTCATTTTCAATTTCCCCAAAAAACTTGACAAATTGCGTTTAGGCTGCTATACTAAATAACATTTATAGAATAACCGAAAAGTTTGAACAAAAAGGTCGCAAACGTCCAACTAAGAGGTTTCAGAGATTCGAACTGAACTTAGCGGCGAAAAATCAACCTATGTTTGTATTGCGTCGTGGAGTGCTCCAGCAATTTGAACACCCCATCAAGAAAAAAATATTTACGGTTCCCAGTTATTTTGTAAATAGTTTTTGTTGAATAGACGTTATGGATAATCCGCGGTTCTACCTGGTTTCGCGCGGTAACATGAGCCATAAATGATCTGAATCCCCTAGTGTGGATGGCTCCTTCTTAGTTCATTCGGATAACCAAGGATCAGATGTACAAGTAATCGGGTGCGCCGTGAGGCGATTAAAATTCCATACATCTAGTGAACAGAAGTAAAAGATTAAAAGAAATCGATCATAGCTCTGTCCCGCATGACAACTATGAATAATCGTAATATTTTTGTGGTAATATACGATTATGGCGTTGAGATTAACCAATCAGCATGAACGGGTGTATTGGTATACCAATACAATCGCTCAACCGTACCCTGTTCTAATTCATTTAGAACTAATGCTGACCACAATGTGACGAAAGAAACTCATTAGCATATTTCGTCAACAATTTGGGCTGCTATAGCCCAATTGTGACTTTAAATCTATTAGCATATAAGAGATTATATTTTATATCCTTTAAGAGATCAATAAGTCCTGTTAGTTGTTCTTCTTTCAACATATCTAGTTTTAATTGATCCATACTTCTCCTTTTCATAATCACCTGTTATTTCAAGTGTACAATCTTTTACAATAAAAGAATAAACATTAAAACAATTATTTGTAATGAGTTCTTTCAAAATAGGATCAACTTTAAAACTTTGATTGAACAAGTTTAGAGTTGATTTTTGAGCATTAAAAGATTCTTTAAATCTTTTTGCTCTAAAAATATAAGTCTTTTTTGCTAATGAAAGAAGAAGTTTAATTCCTTCTTTAGTTTCAGGAATGAGATTAACAGTGAAATTGATCATGATATTTTCTCTTTAAAAGTGACGGAATTAAATATTTTTCCTTATTTGTTCAATAAGCGAATCACTTGTTCCAACAAAAATGACATTGTTTACCTTTGAATCTTCATTCACTTGAGTTGAAACTTTATTAGTTTCACTGGATTTATCAGTTAATGAAAGCAGATCTTTATTTATTTCAGAAAAAGTCTTTACCAATGTTGAAAACGATTCAATCATTCTAGCTGAGGGATTAGACTTTACTTCGTCCATTACATCATCAACAACATTTACCATATCTTTTAATAGATTGTGAAGATTATCTCTAACGGTTCCATAATCTTTTTGACGATGTTCAATGAGTTGTTTTGTAAATTCATCATAAGTGGCAGGAACCGAAGAGACTTGTTTTGGTGTCTTTTCGGTTTTTTCAATTTCTACCCCAAATGTTTGAGCAATTTGATTCACCATTTTTTTAACCTTTATCTAACTGTTGCTTTAATTTTAGCCCTGATGATGTCATTATAGCGAAAATCCAAATAATCTTCGGCTATTACACTATATAGTTGAAGCAAATTTAGATTATTAAACTCATAATACCCTGTAATAGGATCACTTATCGTTTCTGCTACAGGATTATAGCTCCAATGCTCTACAACGACTATTCTTTTTTGTAATGGGTTGCCTAAGGTGTCGGTGACTGTTCCCCATATACTACCTTTATTCTGTAATAATCCATAATCTACATCAAATACATCCTGATTTAATAGATGACTTGCGCGAGCAGGAACTAGGGTTATTTCTTGGGCAAAATGATAAAGTTCCTGAATAGAAGAAGAGGAGAGTGATTCTTCAATTAAAGAAACATTGTCGAGTGAGCCAATAAAATCTCCAAGTGTTATAGCTCTACTGGTATCAATTAAATAATCACTTGTTTGAGAATAGGGAGACAAACTGGTTGATGGAGTAAAATTTTCCGTATATTGAACCACATTTTTAATGAGTCTATAATTCTTGAGATAACCTTGATATCTGGATTCATTAGGAGATGTAGCATTGTCGACCACTATTCCCAATGCTTGAATGCCATAAGAAAAAACAGGAACAGAAACTTCATAAAGTTTGATACCATTTACGAATGCTCTTAACAATCCATTTTCTCTGGTCATAGCAAAATGGTACCATGTATAAAGATTGATCTCTTGAAGACTGGTAATGTTAGATGCCTGTCTGATTTGAATGACACCAGATACTAACGCTACTCCAATGCCTAATGTATCTGTTGGACCAATCATTTGACTCCAGAGATGAACTGGCAAAGAAGGAGATCCAGTGGCATGGGCTTCAAACCAAAATTCTAATGTAAAGTCTTCTTTGCTAATACATTCTGATAGACAAAAATAATCTTCATCGCCGTCGAAGTAGACTGCACCTTTTTCATTGATACTGCTGGGTTGATTGAATGTTCCACCTATTCTAAAAACATTGGAAGGCAGTTTAGTTATTCCATCAAAGAATAGATTGAGGCGACTGTTTTCTGGCTGAATGTATTTTGATGGAAATTGAGTGGTCGGCGGAGTAAAGTTTTCAGTGTATCTGGCGACTCCGCGGGTGATTCTAAATCCATCTACATCTCCATAGTATCTACTGGTATCTGATCCAGATGCGGCACCACCCAGATAAGTAACAACATCATAATCATCAATATTGATATTAGTTGTTGCGACTTCGGATACCTTTACTCCGTTCAAGAAGATTTGTTTGAGCAAGTCTTTTCTTTGGAATACTACATGCGCCCAAGTAGTGATATTGACTGTAACAGATTGAGTGGTTGTCCCATAGAATCTAAAATCGAGACTATTTTTTGAAACTCCAATTTGAACGCCACCGGCTGTATTTACTCCGCGTTGATAATACGCCTTGAATGAGCCTGCTATTGCCGGATTAAACCAACCCTCAATGGTAAAGTCTCTCCAGTTAAAAGTCAAATCATAGTAGCGTTCTATCCAAAAGTCATGAGTGCCGCTATACATAGACTCGATATTATTGGATTTATGAGATGATGCTAATCCAAACTTTCCGGGTGCAGTGTGGAGATTAGTAGGTTGAATGCGTCCACCTGACAGACTCTGGAATTTCTTTTGAGCAAATGGCTGTAAAGCAACTGGCACTATAGCAGAAGAAGTTTCAGTCGGATAGCGCGCATATCCTTTAGTAATTCTTATGTCATCCATCCATCCACCAAAATAGTCTCCATCTCCGCTCCATCTACCGAAGTCTAATGGCGCAGATAAATCTGGCATGGTAATAGCAGCCGTTCCAGAAGCCACGCTCAATCCATCCATAAAGATGGAGAAAGTGTTACCTGTTCTTACGATCGCATAATGATGCCATTCCATGATATTACAGTAATAGGTTGAATCTATTTTAATCAGTGTGGATCCGCCTGACTTCACTTCAAAAGTAGATCCAGTTTTAGTCAAGATGAATAAAATGGAGTTGTTAGCATCCAGTCTTTGATTGAATAGCACCTTTGAAAGCGTGGTATTTGCATAGTCTCCAAATGGATATTGATTGGCTTTAGCCCATAATTCGATAGTAAAGTCTCCAGTTCCAAAGTTCCAATCAGCATTATCCGCGAGAGTCAAATAAGCCGTGGTTCCATTAAAGTAAGCACTACCAGCACCAAATCGTTTAGTGCTAGTGTCTATAGTAACATTGGTTGATGAAACCGTTTTAGCACTGGTATTAGAATCAGTAAAGTCGCTATTCAGATTAAGTAATAACACAACATTAGCGGATTGAGCATCTCCAACTAGCGTCTTTTCATTCCAGGTCATTTTATAGCGTGTGTCGTTTTGAGTGAATCTGGTGTTGGATAGATAGCCATAAAATGATTCTGCCCCAGAATTGTTGGCTCCCATTGAGATTTTGCTTTTTGTAAATGGATAACCCACATTAGCATCTCTAATGGATTGAAATCCTGTTGGAGGAGCATAAGTGAATTCAGAAAGTGTAGTTCTAAGCGTATTGGTTGATGAAGCATAACGCCCAACTGCGGCACTATACAGCCCTGTAATTCCAGTATAAGCCGGATTGGCTTCGGTAATAGGATCACCCGAGGCTTGCCAAACTCCGTTTTTAGCAAACCATATTTTACCATTTTTAACAGCAACTCCAATTACATCGTTTGTTGTATAAGATGCTCCATAAGATAATGATACGTTATTACTATATTTTTTTCCGTTTAAATTGAAGTAACCATAAGAAGCCAGTGTTAATCCAGGGAAAATTCCTGATACCACAGTTAATGTTGATGGAATAATACCCCATAATTCCTGGGATGAAGCACTGGCTACACCTTCAAAATAAACTCCAGTAGTCGAAGCCGCATCAAAATATCCTCGACTAGCAATCATTTTCCAAACAGATCCAACGGTATTTGAAACTGTTTTATTGTTGTTAGAAAGAGTGAAGGTGCCATCAGAGCGATCAGCGGTAAATGGAACATCTGGTACCACTTTTTGTTTGGGAACACCATTTAACCAAGATGTAAATTCTTGTCCTTCTCTGGTAAAGGCTACATGAGACCAAGCGGCATTAGGAATAGTATCACTCGTGGTTACACCAAATTCAGTACCACTAGTCTTTGAATCATGAAGAAAAACACTACAATGGCTAGTTGTTCCTGAATTATTCATTACCATACAGAAGCCTCCGCCAGTTTGATTTTGTTCAGTTTCAAACAAGCGTCCATAATTTTGAGCCGATCTACCGCCGTTGATTGGATAGACCCAAGATTCAAGACAAAAATCATCGAAGCCGCAAGCCACATCTCCAGCAACGCTAGTTAAACGAATAGCATCACCTGTACCATCAAATTGCCCGTAATTAGTTCCTCTAATGGTTCCAGCATAAATGCTTCCTTCAAGACTTGGGCTGGTATTAAAAGTCTTGTCGATGACATTGCCCGCTTTATCAGAATCAATAAAGAGTTTGACATTAGAATCTCTGACAGGATAATTAGCACTCAATGAATAAGCCGAAGTTGGTGGAGTAAATGGAGTATTCCACATGGCTTGTCCTAGAACCATTCTAAATTCGTCAATGTAGCCAGAGAAAGTTGATACTGTTGTTCCATATTTGGGTGGATTAGTGCTATCATAATAATTGCCAAAAGTGATTCCATAATTTTTATAACGATTGCCTCGAAGAACTGCGCCTTTGATTGTAGAGCGAGGTTGATTCGCTGTTGCAGATACAGCGCCATTGATAAACATGGTAAAAAAGTCATCTTTTTTAGTAATGGCGACATGAATCCATTGATTGGTTGTAAATGTTGACGCAGAGGTTAATAATGGACTATTATTATTAAAAGGATCCCAATAAAATATAAGATAATTACCAGCACTTTGCTGAATTGTCCAATAATTTGTATTTTGGTTAATTCCAAGAAATTGACACCATTGTCCAACAATATGTCGTTGAGTTCCAGTAGACGCAATATAAACCCACAAATCAATCGTAAAGTCATCTTCATCGAATGAGAAAATTTGATCTGGCTCTACTATTATTCCTCGTCCAGCAGTTCCATCGAAGTAAGCAGATGTTCCTCCAAACTTGGATTGGGTACTCGATAATTTAGTGCCATAAGAAGTAACTGCTTTCCAGTTATAACGAGAACTATCCAAGAAGGTTTCAGATCCATTAGTTCCATCAAAGTGCATCAACAGGAGAGTTTTATCATTCTCATAAGCCATTGGATCTAATGCGGCTGATGATGGACAAGTGAATGCTCCAGTATATTTGGCGGTAACGGTATAAATGATTTCAGTCAATCCACCATAGAAGAATTCGCTGTTGTCTTTGTTTTTACCGATAAGAAGTGAAGTGTTATCGGCAATCGCAATAGATGAATTGACGGTTGTTCCTGCTTGTGTTCCATCTACAAAGAGCATCCAACTGTTCGAATTAGCCGCATTTCTAACTAGAGCAATATGACGCCATCCTGCTTGAACAGCAGAACTGGTTATTTCAACATCCCATCCAGGAGTGGTATCCCCGGCTTTAAAGTAGAATTTAGCATCGGTATCCAGATAGAAATAAAGCCCATTGGTGGTATCTTCTCTCTTATCGAACAGCGTTCTTTTTACGGCAAAGTCGATAATATAAATCCAGCATTCCAGAGTAAAGGTGGTTCCAAATCTCATTGCTGTTGTATTAGGAATAACAATGGCATCATCAACTCCATCAAAGGAGATGTTGTTTAAAGTGCTTATAAAATGCGGGGCCATTAAGACAGCATTACCAACAAAAGTCATTCCATAATGACCTATATCATCGGTATTAGGTCCTTTAGTCGTATTGTTATAACCATTGAAACGGTATTGAAATGCGGTATTGCCCGATAAAGCGTCTCCAGGCATAACAGGCGCTTCTCCTTTGATAAGAAGCACCGTATCATCCCAATAAGGATCAGGGATGTAATCAGTCATCACTGGAGGTATGAAATTGGTAGCCCAGACTTCTGATGAGCGAAGTCTTACGGCATCAAGCAATCCATTCAGTAGCGTTGTTCCCGCGCGGGCGCCCAGTTGCGTTTGTCCATAAGAAGGATTAACAAACGCAGAATGAGTGATTTCTAAAACTCCATTCAAATAGGCTTTAGCAGTGGTGCCAGTGCGAACAAGAGCTACATGGTGCCATGTATTTGGAGCAACATCCGTGGTTCCAACTTCTTCAGTGCCATTTGTTAAAGTCAATTTCTGATTTTTGATTGACAAAGAGGCTTCGCTTTGAGATACGATTGTTTGCTCTGTTGTTACTGATTTAAACCATACCCAACAATCGAAAGTAAAGGTTCCAATCATCATATCATTGTTAGCAACAATCAAATAGTCACTGGTTCCATTCAGTTTTAAATTCGTTTTATTGATTTTCTTGGAGCCCATATTGACAGCAAGATTACCAAAACCTTGAATAGTATTAGGAACCAATGAAAGAAGAGGTGCTTCAGTTAAAGCAACTAATCCTGACGCGGGTTTAGTGAAGTTAGTATTATAGAGAACACCACGAGAAATTCTTATGTCTGCTAAATAGTGATTAGATGATAACACGGAAGTAGTAGTTCCTGCGGACAAACCCCCTTTATGATAACCAATGCTGCCAATATTCATAGATTCGGTGGTATAGATTTGAGCATTAACTAATGATCCGTGAGGATAAGTTCCAACATCGGCATAATTAAGTGTTTGTAATACTCCGTCTTGGAAAAGATTTAAATCACAAGCATTGATGGTAATGGCAACATGAGTCCAAGTATTAAGAGCAATAGGCACCGAAGAAACTTTGGAAAAGAATGATGTAGCAGTTCCTCCAGATAAATTGCCAACATTGATTTGAAGTAATCCAGATGAAAGCATCTTAACAGTCAATCCTGATCTTAGCGATCGCGTTGTTCCTGTTCCGCTTCCAGGATTACCTATGCTTAAAAAAGGACTATTTGTTGCTGGATATTCTGGAACTTTAATCCAGAATTCGATGGTGCTATCTAAAACATTGCGAGCATACAAATAGGCTAAATTTTTAAGAGGAGACAAATTAAAGCGAGGAACTTCAAGATGATTGGAAACATTAAAATACATAGATTCATCGAATGGACCAGGTAAAGTAACCAGAGATGAATCAAAAATCTGAACATTCTCCATTAGATCGCAATTTGTTTCTCCGCCTCTTAACTGGAATATAACATTGGTGTCCGCATAGTTAAAGGGCATTTCAATCAAGTTGTTTTGAGATATAATATTGCTCACATCTGTTAATGCTACATTAACGCTATCAATGAATAATTGAATCAAAAATCCAGTAAAAATGATGAATACAAAATGAGTATTACCATCGTTGATTGTCGCAGTAGATGTTATTTGATAAGTTCCTGAATTATAGTATGCCGTAACAACTATTTTACCTTGAACCAAAGTGACATTGAATGAAGTTTCTTTTGAAAAGACAGTTCCAGTTTCTGCGGTTGTTTTAATAAAAAATGATAAATTTAATCCTGATTCTAAAGAAAGAACTTGAGTTAAGTTGCTAGATCCTTTGGCTCCATCGAACAATACTGATGAATCTAATTGTGTGATATCTCTTGAATTTAAAGCGAGTTGCTGAACAGAAATGTTTGCTGGATCATCAATCGTTAAAGGAGAGTTGTTTGAAACATCAGCTAAAACGGTATCAATCGTATCTTCCATTTTGTAAAAGAATAGCGGATCAGATGAAATATTTCTAGTGAAGAATGAGTGATAATCTACTTTATCTGCTGTCAAAAGAGGTGCTGGAATAAAATTTTTGGTATATTTGGCAAAGCCTTTAATGAATTGGAATGAGTCGATATAACCGTAATGAGTAAGATGATTGGTATCATAAGGATAATAATCATTTCCGATATTAAAAGCGCCTTGAGTGTATCCAACATTTTGAACAAGTGTTGGAAATGACGTAGAGGTTTCAAAAACACCATTCAAATAGAGTTTAATAAGTCCGCTATATCTGACTATAGCAATATGATACCAGGTAAAAGGCGCTAAAACAGTTGTTGAAGAAATAGGTGCAGGAGAGGTACCTTCAGAAGTTTGCCAATGAAAACTGATACGATTATCTGCTCCATTTAGTCTTAGCATTATAGGAAAACTGCTATTTACGCCAAATGTTCTATAAGAAAATATTCCTCTATTTGCAGTAGAAAAGGGATTATCCAATGCCATATACCACATTTCGATGGTAAAATCTGCTGAATAAAGCCAATCATCATGAGTTAATTTATAAATTAGATAACTTCCTCTGCCGTCAAAGTATCCTCCAAGAGATCCATCATGAGCCGCATCACTCGTTAAAAAGACTCCTCGATTGAAAACATTTGTTTGTTTATCTAATCCATCATCTACAATCGTTAAAGAGTTAGCAGGTATTCTATCATTAGGAACTTCATAAGTTCTTTGTAGGGGTAAATCGCCTCTCCACACTTGCATTGAATCAAGATAACCATTCAATCCACCAATTTGAACGCTAGTGGGAGTCGTAAAGAATGTGGTGTCTGCGGCAGTTTCATCAAAAGCCGCCACTTGTGGGGTGAATGCTTCAGTATAGCGCGCCACTGAAGAGATTCTCACCTCGTCGATATAGCCAGTTAAATCAGCATTCGTATTAACATTGGCTCGACCAATGGTAATAGCATTTGGAGATCCATGTAAAATTCCAGAGAATGGAACTTGTCTTTCAATAGCGCCATTTAAGAACAAGATAATAGTATTTCTATATCTTACGGCAGCAATATGATTCCAAGTATTGGCTTGAAGTTCTGTTGTTCCATATATGGATAACATATTAGTGCCATCAGTAGTTAGCATTATTCTTACATATTCTTTGCCATTTAAAGGATAAGTTGTTAAATCAATACATCTGAATCCGGAAGCACCGCCAATAGTCACCAAAGCATTGCCATTCGTTGTATCTAACGCAGTAATTCTAAACCAGCACTCGATAGTCCAATCAGTATAAGGGAAATAAAATGAATTGCTGTAAGTAAGAGATAGATAATCTCCAGTTCCATCGAAGTAAGCAGAAGTACCACCAAACTTGGATTGATCTGTGGTGAGTTTAGCATTGCCATTTGTTGTCACTGTTCTGGCAAATACACTCGAATCAGTGAATGTGGTTGAGTTGTTGGCACCATTACAGTGTAGCAGTAACAAAGTGGTTGATTTTTGGTTAATATCATACACCATCTCTTTACTACCAACTGCTTCTCCATCTACATAAAGAACAAAACTCTTATATCTCTTGCTAAGTTGAACATGCTTAAAAGCACTGGTAAAATCCGTTTTAGTTAATGTGGTTGTTAAAATATCAAGCGTTGAATTACCCACGCAAGCCTGAAGAGCATGGTTGACCGAAGCATCACCAAAGCGTAGCCAAATTGTGGCTCCTGATTGATCCTGTTTGTAAATGTATCCTGTATCACCTGTGCTGGACGCGGTTTTAACCCAGCAGTCTATGGTAAAATCATCATCGCCCCAATTAAAGTTAGCCAGTCCATTTGAAACAGTGAGATAGTCAGAAGCGCCAGTAAAGTATCCGCTCGATGATCCGAATTTGAATGCGTCAATGCTGGTGACTGCTGAACCATTAGTAGTGAGTTGGTTTCCAAAGTCATCAGTGAATATAATCCCATCATCATTGCCTTCAAACTTACAAGCCAGCACTGGAGATCCTTTGAAATATCCCAATGGCGCAGTCGGAGGGGTGAAGGTATTATTATACTTGCAGGTGGTTGTGATTCTTAAATCCTGCAAGTATCCAGACCACCATTCAGTTGAGTTGTAATAAGATCCAACATAAGCAATGGTAGCAGGGATAGGTGGATTCACTTCTTCAGAGAGGTAAAGCGTGCCATCTAATACACCATCCAAGAATATCTTAACAGTCTTATCTCGTTTGGTGAAAGCGAAATGATGCCAAACATTATCAGTGACAGTTGTGGCTCCTGCCATGCTTAATGTGGTGGTCGGTGTAGATAATTTGGCTAAATCAACTTTGAGTTTATTGGCGGACGATTTAACAAAATAATGCCCATAGTATGTTGAAGCAAGCCCATCAATACAAAGAATACCACGATTAGCACCAGAAGATGTTGAATAAAGCCAGCCTTCTACGGTCCAATCAAGTTGGGCATTAAAAGGTCTACCATTAGGAGTAAAGGTTAAACGAGCAGAAGTTCCATTGAAATAAGCGGCTGTTCCTTGCGAATTGCCAAATTTTCTTATATCAGTAGAAGCATAAATTACATTGGAATTAGTAATCGCATGATTGAGAGGGCTTCTATCAATGAATGTAGTTGATCCATTATGCCCAGTCAATGGTAAAGCCAAAACCACTTTATCCCAATGTGGATCACCGTATCCAGTATACTCGAATGGTTTAGTTGGAACGCTAAAATCGGCTGAATACTTGGCGGCGCCTTTGATGATTCTGATTTCATCCAGATACCCCGTAAAACCGCGACCCGAAGTGTTGACCCAATCACCCCCTATGGCTAATCCATTCGTTGTGTTATTATATGGATTTAACGCAGAAGTGACCAATAAAGTACCTACTCCATTCAAATAGCCTGTCCATGCTGTCCCGGATCTAACGATAGCAAAGTGATTCCAATCATTAGCAGTAGGTGTTCCAAAAGTGGCTGAAACAATGTTATTACCAACATTATCTGCTGAATAAGAGACAAACTGAATCGTTCCGGCAGCCAGCATTTTAATGGTATAAGACGGATATGATCCTCCAGAGGCTTCTGCTTTGGTTAAAATCCATTGATCGGCATTGGTAACAGTTGGAAAAACCCACCCTTCAATAGTAAAGTCTCCGGGTAAGTGTAAGTCTTCACGATGCGGAGTAGTTAAGACTCCTGTACTTCCAAAATAGACTGACTTGTTTCCGAACTTGGATTGATCAGATGAAAGAACAACATGACCTTTGCTGGTGAATGGATGCCATGCGGCTTCATCAATAAAGTAATCCATTGAGTCAAAGTTAGAGAATAAAGAAACATTGGCCCAGTTAGGATCATCAGAACCATGAGGGAGCGGTGCTGTTGGAGGAGTAAAGGCTTCTGTATAGCGAGCAACACCTTTAGTGATTCTAAGATCGTCTATGGCACCATTGAAATAATAAGTAGATGTTGAATTAGCACCAACAGTAAGATTAGCACTATTGATATAAATTGTTCCTGCCCAAGTCGCCGAATTCTGTAAGATGCCGTTGATAAACATTTGAAAAGTGCTTCCACTTCTTGTAACGGCAATATGATACCATTTGTTGATTTGTAAAATGGTAGTTCCAAGAATAGCAACTTCCCAAGAAGCGGTATTAGAATCTCCAGCCCAAAATCGAATAGTGTTTTGATTAGGAGAATACTGCCCTATCCAAATACCATTAGTTGATACTGGATTCCTTAATCCAATATGAACTTGATTGGCTGTTATAGAACCGGGTCTTAACCAATACTCGATGGTCCAATCGCCTGTTGATAAATCAAATCTGGAATCATAAGTGTAAGTCAAATAATCAGATGTTCCATTAAAAACAATCGAGCTTCCAGTCATAAATGGAGACTGTGCCTGAAGAAGTGGAGTTCCGGTTGCCGTTATGGTATGGCTTTTAAAATCGTTAATGCGTCCAAATTCGGGATTCTTTCCAGCATCATTGAAGTGAATCAATAGCGAAGTATCATAAGACAACTCTTCACCAGGAGTTATTTCACTTGTTGCTGGAGTAAACTCACCAAAATAACGGCATTTACGAGTGATTCTTATGCCCGACATCCACCCAATAAAAAAGCGATTGTAACTGGTTAATTGCGACATTCCAAAGCGGATGTTGTTATTAACTTTTTGCTGAAAGATGTTTTTAAAATGCGATCCGGGGGCATCAAGTTGTTTGCCATTGAAATATAATTTAATGGGTCCATAAGGATGCTCTCTGGTGAAAGCCAAATGATTCCAATCACCTGGAGCAATGCGGCATTTGATGTTGACAATAGATTTATCAGTAATAAATGAAGAATTATTATCAAAAACTTCAAAAGCCAATCCAGTACCAGTGATCGTTGAATTGCCCAAAATCATTAAATTAAAATTATTAACTGCTATGGAAGTTCCAAAATTGCTAAACAAAACAGCATTTCGATTTGTGGCGCCATCCTGCGCGGCAAACTTATCAACTTTAAACCACATCTCAAGCGTGGCTGGAGTCGTGCCATCAAAGATATCGAGAGAACTATTGGACAGTGTATCCAGATAAGAAGCACCATTAAAATACATACAAGGACCATTAAACGGACCACCAGTGGCTTGATACTCTACATCTACATTATTAAAAGCATTACCCATTACATCATCGGATATGACAGGCAACCCAATAGGAGTAATAGCGGGTATATTAGCAGGAGGGGTAAAGGTGTCTGTATATCTGGCAATGCCTTTCGTGATTCTAATGTCTTGAAGTGATCCATAAAGATATTCTGTGTTATTATTGTTTCCACCTATCATTAAAGGCGCGGCAGAACTATAAACGATCGGATCAGTAAAAGTGATTGATCCTTGATTAACACCATCAATATAAAAAGTGATGTTTGTTCCATTTCTAACAAGAGCACAATGAAACCAGGTATCAACAACAGGTGTATAATTAGAATAAAAATTAGTCCAAGCAGATAAAGCCGCATTTGAAAAATGAGCCGTTATTTTATTTTGAGAAGGATTATAACCTATAACCCACGGCCCATAAGATCCTAAATTTCTTAAAGCAATAATGGTTTGATAATTCGCTACGAGAACATGCGAATCAAATTTAGCCCAAAATTCGATGGTAAAATTATCATAACCAAATTGAAAGTCTTGATGGTGAGGGTATTGGATCCAAGAATTATTAGGAAAATTTAGAACAGGTCGCCCATCTCTGGTAATCGTTGTAGAGATAATAGCGTCGTAGTTTTGACGAGTGCTAATGATATTTCCGCAGTCATCATAATGATAGAAAGAACCAGATTCCCCGTCGCAGCGCATGTTAAACACGACAGAACGAGCATAGGGATCAAGACTGGTATCTCTATCCAAAAGTCTAGTATTGAGTACCACATCATTGGCATAAACATCTTGCTCTGTTGATTTGTTTGACTCGAATCCAAGATAGTGTAATGTTTTTTGTTTAATCATAAAAAGGTGTGTTCCAGTCTCTGTCGAGAGAAAGTAGAAATGCTCCATAATTGTTTGGATGAATGCTAATAGGCATATACATAAATCTTTCACCATTTATTGTAAAAATGGTATTAGCCTCATATCTACTTGTTAGAGGTGTTAATCTATTTAATAATGCTGCCATTCCTGGTTGTTCTCCTCGAAGATTATTTGGATATAATTCATCGACAATCAATAAAGGTCTCGAAATAATCATTTTATTACAATACAAATCTGGTTCAAGAAAAGGTGATGTTGTGCTGGCACCCATAAGCCCCGTCGATGTTCCTTGAGGAAGAAGAATTTTATTTCTAAGAGAAAGATTGTTAGAATTTTGTTGCTTGTTAAGAGTTCTCGAACAATAGCGCCCTTGATAATCATTATAAGATTCCCAATAAGTTGGAGTATATATGACTGTAAATGTTGTTGCTCCAGATATTAAAGTAGCACCATAATCACCGGGAACATAACTAACTAAATCTCCAAAGTAAAAAGGCATTCTTCCGCCACTAATATTTCCCAGATAAAAATGAGAATTAAAATAAAACTGACAAGATGTTCCCACTAGAGTCCAAGATAAGTTAGCATTGTTTGCCGTAGCATAAATTCCTCCAGGTATATAACAAGATTTTTCAACTCCTACACCTCTTGCTAGTATTTGTGGCGGAGGAAAAGGATTATGTCCAATGTCTTGTGCTGAACTCATTTGTTCGAAACCGCGGCAATAAGTGAATGGTACCGATTGAACGCCATAAGCATCAGAATCATCAACGCGCAAAAAGTGTTGGCGACTGAAAGGATCTTTACTACGATAGACTGCTACATAATTTGGAGCATCAGAGAAGACTTTTTCCCAGCCTAATGGAGCCACTTTGAGTTTGATGGAGGCACCAGTAATGGTTGTGCTGGTTAATCCACTGTCGGTCGCATCAAAGAGAATGGTATTAGTTGAAGTTCCAGTGATTTCCCATTCTCCGTTAATGGCTTCTTGATCGGCGCCACTTATTAAAATAACTAATGGAACTTTATTATATCCGTGAGCATTGCTGGTGGCGGTAGCAATACCATTCGCATCAATCGTTAAAGAAGAAAGAGTAACTTCGCCGAATCCATTGATTAAACAAGCATCAAAAACATCAATGGCTGAACCTGAAGATCCTGTGAAAATAGGATAATTTGGATGACAATATAGAAAATCGACTGATCCTCCATACATATACTTAACTGGGATTGTGTGAGCCATAAGATTATCCAACAAAAAAATCAGGAGGGGTGCTTTCAGTTGAAATCAATGCGGCTTCCAGTTTTTCTATGTCAGCCATCGCATCTTGATAGATGTCTCTGCCATTCAAAGTGATTCCTGATGGCATCTGGAATCCACTATACTTTAACATGTTTTGCCCCCACTGTCGTTTTATTAAAGCAGTGGTGTAATCTTTAAGCCACCAATTATTCCAAGTTTGTCTGTATTTATCTGGATCAGAAAAACGATAGACTTCCAGAACCAGATAATCACCCGCTTTAAAATTAGACATGCTGGAATGAATTTTAATTTTATTCTGATTTTGATTAAAATGAATGCGCTTTTCGGGGCTAAAGAAATCGCGGACCATAGACAAATAAGACTGAGAAACTACATAATTGGAGATTCCTTCTCCTAATACGATGACTTGAGATCCAAGATTTTGCATGAACGCAACATATTCAAGATTGAATGAACTGTATTCACTTCCAAGCATCATGATTCCCAGAACTTGATAAACCCAATCATCAACCATAAATTCTTTAGTATCTATTTCTTGCTGAGTAAGTGGGCGACTTACGAAGTCGAGGTAACTGCCTTCATGATGAAACTCCCAATAAGTTTCGAGTGCATCATGAATACGATCTTCAATTTGTTCGGATGTTACGTTAATCTGTAATGCCGGAGCACCTAATTTCCTTAAAGCGTAGTTTTTTAAATCTTCTCGGCATGTATTCGCCATTATTGTTCTCCTCTAAGACTGGGCGGCATTTGCATTCTTTCTTTTTCAGAATAATAAGACTTTTCACAATGGTTAGGAGATAAGAAAAAGATTCGATCAATAAGTTCTTTAGGAGTCGCACATTTTAAGCAAGGAGTTTCAAGGCTTTTTCGATACATTCTGCTGCTAATAGTTTCGTCCGCCCATCCCTTAAAGAAAGAATTTAGAAGTTGATCGTAGGCAACAAAAATTTGAGTTCTCCACCACTTCGCTTTATTGGTATTTTTCGTAACAAATGATAATAAAACAACGAAGCAAGTTAAGATTCCAGGGATTGCTAAAATCGTTAATATAAAATTTTTCATATAGTATTACTCTTTAACTAAATGTGATGGCGGAAGAAATAACAAGATTACCTAATGGCATAATGACCACCAGATAAAACGACTTAGCGGTGACTTCAGTGATGTCAAGATCAAAATTGCCTGTTGCATTGCTGATGATAGTGGCTGATTTATTAGCAATCAGAGAAAGTAAAATTCCGGTTGTTCCTATTACCCAGCCACCTGATGGCGCTGTGGCGGCTAAACTTAATCCATTGGCATTATCACTTAAATAGACTTGAATGCCTACTGGAATAGCAAGGTTGTTTCCTTCTTTATCTTTAAGTTGCCCTGAAATTCTAATCACCTCATCTGTTTCGGTTCCTATTGAAAATGTAATGCTTCCAATAAGAAGACTATCTACAACTTCATTGATTGAAGAAACCAGACTGGTCTTTGCTGTCGTTTTAAGAGTTGTTTTATTTCCAACTGAGGCATTCACTTCATTGATTGAAGAAACCAGACTGGTTTTGGAAGTCGTTGTTAATGATGCCAAAGTTCCTTCATTGCTAATCACTTTATTGATAGATTCAACCACTGAATCACGATCTGATTCAGCCAAATTGATAAGATCAATATCTCCAACTTGGGTTGAAATTAAATTAGTAATTGCTCTCCAGTCTGAGAAAAAATCATATTGATAGATTTGAGGGATAGCCATATTATCTGCCTTCGAGTAAGTTTAAAATCTTAGAAATATTGTTTTCAAGTTGAGTGAGTCGATCTTCCACGCTTTGAATTTTTTTTGTTGTCTTAATCCTCGCCAGAGCAGAGTTATATTGCGCTGTATTTTCATTAACAATATAACTCTGATTGACTTTTATTAAATCAGGATAATTTCTAACCAGTTGTCTCATTTTCAAGTCACCGCTATGGCTCTAAAATTCTTAAAGAGAGGGGGTTTTGCTGGATTCTTTGCTTTTCCAACAATCTTAACTTTGAATGAACTGAACTCATTATAAGGTAATTGATTCCAGTTAATTTGGACAATCGTGTCACCTGTTGTATTGGTGTCAAGTTTCATTTCTGATAAAGTCATTTCTATTTCAACTCGATCAAATAAATCAACTGAATTATGAGTTTTATCATATCCCACGACTCTCATCCACTTTTTAGCGTCAAGTGATTCTGTTTCATAAGGAGGTAAGAATTTCACAAAAACATCAAAGTCAGAGTTAATATCCTTATACACTTCAAAAATAATGACTAAATCAGATGCGGGATTAACTAAATTGATTGTTTCTGTAACATATTTATATTCTTCAACACCATTAACAGGATGATATTCAGAAATGAACTGACTGGATGCATTAGGAGCAACCGCCATTTGGCTTGAAGTGATCCACGAAACACGATGACTGACGGCTGTTAAAGAGAAAGTATCTGTATTGATGATAGGAGAAGTCCATTCATCAGGCGCAGTGAAAGTTCCAACGATTCTTACTTTTCTTCCAACACCTTCATTAGAATCACTGACAATCTTATGAGGTTGCCCTAAATGAATATCATGGTTAAGTTTAATGATTTGCTCTTTCATCTGAGTATTATTAACAGCCGCAAATGGGCCGTTAATAGGATTATAACCTATACCTCGATAAGTGAATGTTTCTGATGATTTATAAGGCAAATAATTACCTGAAACATTAAAAACCTCGTACTTTTCATTATAATCAGAGTAGACTTCTTCTCCTCCAAAACTGCCACTTGCGGTGGCTGAAGAAACAACCTGAATAACGAAAGAATCAAGACTATCTACAGTTTGAATGATATGTGTTTTATTAAGTTCAGTGATAGGAATGCCGTTAATGGAGACAGGGTAAGTTGAAGTTAAAGTGCCTGAAACTTGATTATAACGGATGTATCCTGATGTTGAAATTTGCGAACTTGTAAAATTCAATTTAGATAATAAATAATTGTCATTAACCGGAACATCAGTTAGAGCGCAAGTGAATGGAGTGTTAATTAAAAACGTTCCAGTTCTTTGATTCATTCTAATCGATTTTTGAGATCCTACCACTCTGTAATCACAGATAGTTCCAGTGAATCCAGAAGATGTTGTGACAACTTGTCCAATATTCACTTGCCCTGTGGTGACTGTGATGTTAATCCAATCAGTTTCTAAGAGACTAATGGCAACTTGGTCATTAACAGAAAATCCATGATTAGGAACAGTGACGCGAATGAAATTAGAGGCAGATTCCGCTTCAAACGGGTCTCTCCCCAATTTCATTTTCTTGGATTCATGTTCAAACACCGCTGTTAAAGAAGTGGTCTTAAAACGAGCACCATAAAGGTTATACTTAACATCTTCAAGTTGTTCAGCATTCCAAGTATCTCCATTCTGACTTCTAAAAGATACACCAATAGAAGGTTGTGTCTCAAGGATTTTACCAGGATTATCAACGATTTGATCGCCTAATCGAGCGACCCAAAGTTTGGTATCAGGAGACCAGCCACCTATCACGAAGCAATAATCATTAGATGCAGAACAGAAAACAGGAAAATCAAAATCAACATGGAATGGAGTTTGACTGTTATCACTGCTAGTTAAAGTCGATGAATTTATTTTCTTTTCACCTAAAATAACATGTGAGGGATAACCATTTTCCATTAAGCGGATTTGGAAAAATATTTCACCTGGATTTGGATCAATTTCAGCAAAGAAGACATCTAATCCAGTAATATGACAATCATGATCCAGTTTAAATGATTGAGCAATAGGATCATTGGAGTCATTACTTGATCTTGTTCGATTAGAAGTTCCGGTGTCTCCTACAGGAACATCTTTCCACTGACTGGATTGATTATTTTCAGCAATCGTAACACAAGTAGATCCGTTCCAAACATACCCTGGATTACATCTGGATGAACTTGCTGTGGTTGAAGAGAGTTTAACTTTTATTCCTGAAACTTGATCATTTGTTGTTATAGGAGATACAACATTCATAGTGGTTGATGTACGAGTGTTATCAATGCCTCCACTATAAAAAGTTGTTTTAGCATAAGTGGTTTCTAAGTTTGGATCTCCAGTTAAGTTTTCATCTGAAGTTAAAATAAACTCTTTTTCACCTGTAAAGAACATCTTTTCAGGGCAATCAAAAAAGCCCGCGAGTTGCCCAAATTGATCCGTAACCAGTTGAGATCCGTTACGCCCGCCTACCGATCTTACATAATCTGTGACAGGTTTTCCATCAAAAAACGCCCAAACCTTTGTATTGGCTTTTAATTGGGTCGCATAAAACTGAATCGTAGTGGCTCTCATATAAGGATTAAAAGAGAGGTCAGATACCTTTGTATTCAACGAATAAGAATCTGTACGGCTATCAGTCGTTCTATTAACGTTA